GTTTCACGCACAATTTCTTGTGAATCCACGTCCAATACCTGATAGAGTTTAATACCATCTGGATGAATTGGAGTTTCCAACAACATATATTCCAATACATCTCCTTTAATTAATAACTCATACATAAGGTAAAAAAAGAGAGCACGAAGCCCTCTTATTTCTTAAACTCACCTTCCAATCTTGCATTTTCAACTTTTAATCTTTTGATTTCAAACTTTAAAGATGCAACCTTTTCAGTTAAAGCTTTTATTACAATCTTCTCATCAGTGTCAAGCTTTCTATTGACCCTATCTCTTTCTATTTGATTCATTATTCATCTCCTTTTAATTGAAAGGGTAAGAGGTATGTGGGATTGAACCACCACGTGTCCATTTCTGAACTTACACCGGACTTCCGTAAAGAATTACGGCCGAAATCCAAAACGGCCGGTACGTGCCCCTGCTCTGAACCTCCTACCCTTATATTGTTCATACATAAGGTAAAAAAAGAGAGCACGAGGCTCTCTTAGAATAATATACTAGACGCTATGTTATAAATCATAGCGAAACCAGCACAAGCAAGAAATACATACACAGACCATGTGATGTTTTCCTTAAATTGCTTTAATTCATCACGCTCTTGTCTTAACTCTTGATAGAGTTCTTTGAAAGAACGTAAATCTTCTGATTGATACGGTAGCATTTTATCTCCTTTTTAGTTGTTCATACATAAGGTATAAAAGAATACGCTATTACATCAGGTTATCCCCAGGACATGGGGTTGTGTGTGTTTTGTCGTTAAGTTGTATGATTTCGTAAGACAAACACACAGGGGAGGCATGTCCTGTTGGGATATAGGGTTTGACAGCAAACATTACACGTGACATGTGTCAGAGTACAGTACACGTGTAATACAATGCTTTTTGCCTGGGTTTAAAAAGAGAGGAGATAACTCCCCTCTTATGTTTACTTCTTAACCGCACCTTTAGCACCATTGTATGCACCCTCAAGGATACCTTTAACCAATATAAATGGCTTCTTAACAGTAGAACCATCCATTGTTACAGTTCGTTGTTTTCTTGGCTTCAATGTGATTTCTATTTTCATTTTATCTAACTCCATTTAATTAACGTTAATTTGATAACACCATGTCATCATACATAAGGTATAAAAAACGTGTGGATTACATTACTTGTGTGTGCGTGTGCGTTGGGGATAGATGTATTAGATGTGTACCTCCAGTACACTCAACAGAACGAACCAACTTGAACTCAACCGTTCTGGAAGAGTGTACCCTGAAACGTAGGGGGGTACATCTAATGTATATCCCTCACTCCCATTCTACGTAAAGTTTTCGTCGTTTCGTCTAACTTTCGTCAGCTGACGTCTGCGTTACACGTGACATGTATAACGTGTAGACTACAATACATGAAAGATATAAAATTTTTTAGAAAAAAATTCGTAAACTATTGACTTTATCAATCAATGTACCGTAACTTCATCCGTATGAAAGACGATAAGAAACACAAGAGTGACTGCGTTACACGTGATATAGATGACACGTATGATGTCTTTGATATGCAAACAGGCACGTTTGTAGTACGTGATATGGGTGACATGTCAGTAGAGGACATACATCAAGCGTTAACTGCTGAACGTGAAATCATTACACGTATGTTAGAACAACGCCTTAATAGAATAGAGGAAGAAGAGGAGAGGTGAATAGTATTCACGCCTCCTCATGAATTATTACTTAAGGTATAATTCATAAGGAGTGGTTATACGTGTGTTGTATGTCACGAGAAAATACTGCATACGTATATTACTTATCACGTGATATGTAGTTCACGTGTAACGGAGAAGAATGATAGAAATCAAACGTAATATAGGTGGTGTAAACCGCTCATTTGAGGTATATACTAAAGATGATACACCTCATGAGTATGTTTACTGGAAAGAAGGATACCCTGGAGACTGGTGTATCTCAGATGATGGATATATAGGTGAATGTCTTGAACGTAAAGATTACAAGACTCGCACATTTGTAAAGATGTCACATGGATGTGGTTGGGTTACACCCACAGATAAGTTTATGTTTGAACCCAACTATTCTGCGAATATATATTACTCTGTTAAGCCACGTCATTGGGTAGAGACTGAAGCTAGGAAACAGAGGACTCAACGTACTGTAGCAGCCTATGTACAAATGATGCTAAGTAATAAAGGCATAGACTGGGGTACGTTAGGGAATATTTACAGGCCAGATGAACAAAGGCCTGATAAGACAGTAAAAAGACTTTTTAAACAGGAGAAGATAAAAAGTATGGTAGATAAGAAATTAGAGGAATTATTAGCAGATAAAGGTATTACTGAAGGTAAGATACTAGACCTTTATAATAATGCACTTAATATGGCTGAAGCCAAGAATGATGTAGGTAATTACCTTAGAGCAGTTGAAAAGCTAACTGATATGCTAGATATGATGCCTAGTAAGAAAATTACTACAAATACTGTAGAGCTAGATTATACTGGAGATATAATGGATGCTATAGAAGGTGAAGATAAAAGAGTAAAATTAGAACAAAAGATAGAGGAAGACAATGTCTAAAGATATGGTTAATCACCCTGAACATTATACGCAAGGTATAGAAGTTACAGACTTTATATCTTCATGGAAAATGGACTGGTTTAGAGGTAATATTATAAAATATATAGTAAGATGTCCATATAAAGGGAAAACTATAGAAGACCTTGAGAAAGCTAAATGGTACATAGATGACCTTATTAAGCGTTTAGAGGATGATGAGATACCTAATGCATGCTTCTAATGGAAAAGGCGACAAGCCCCGTATCCCATGGTCTAACGACTATGAAAAAAAATATAAAGAAATTTTTAAAGAAGATAAGCGTAAGAACAAATTTACACCAATGTCAGTTATTGTTGAAGAATGGATAAAAAACAACACTCCGAAGTAATAAAGAAGTTATCTACTAACATGATATTGTTCGGCAAGGTAGTAATGCCGAATATGTTTTCTGCTGCTTCCCCTGATTTTCATTATCAGATAGCAGAAGAGCTTTTAAACGAAAAACAAAAGCAATTAAACATTATAGCACCTAGAGGACATGCTAAGTCTTCTATAGTAGGTGGCGTGTTTCCATTACATCACTTAATGTTCGATAAAGGACCTAAGTTGATTGTGCTTGTATCTAGAACTCAAGACCATGCAATTAAGCTATTAGGTACTATTAAAGATGTATTTGATTATTCAGAGCAATTTAGGTCATTATTCGGGTACTGGGGTGTTAACTCTGCAAAATCTTGGGCAAAATCTGAGATAGAGTTAAAAGATGGTAGTATGATTATATGCAAAGGTACTGGCCAGCAGTTACGTGGTATTAAGCATGGGAATCAAAGACCTACCCTTATAATCGTAGATGACCCAGAAGATGAGAATAATACAAAGACTTCAGAGGCTATGGAGTCAAACCTTAGATGGTTATTACAATCTGCAATACCTTCACTAGACCCTATTAAAGGGCGTATTGCAATTATAGGAACTCCTATCCATCAAAGGTGTATAGTGGAAACACTAAAAGAAATGGAAGGCTGGAAGAATATGCTATTCAAACCAGACCTTGAGAAAAAGGTTGCATTGTGGGAAGAATGGCAACCTCTTAAAAAACTTATAAAAAAGAAAGCAGAACTTGAAAGTATCAATAGAGTTTCTGTCTTTTATAGGGAATATATGTGTGAAGTAGTTGGTGATGAAGACCAACTATTTAAAGAAGAATATATAAACTATTATAAAGGTGCCCTGTTATTTGAAGATGCAGGCCCCGTTATGCATTTAAAAGAATTAAAAGGTGTGAAGGTCGATGAAAAAAGACCTGTTAATATTTTCATGGGGGTAGACCCAGCTTCTTCCACAAGGCAAACAGCCGACTTCTCCGTAGTTGTATCCGTAGCTGTGGATAACGAAGACAATAGATTTGTACTTCCTTACTATCGTAATCGTGCTACCCCTATGAAAGTAGCAGAAGCAATCTTGACTCAAGTTAAAAAGTATAAACCTGAGAAGACACGAATAGAATCTGTTGGTTATCAAGAGATGTTAAGAGAGTATCTTCGTCAAAGATGTGAAGAAGAAAACCTATTTGTTCCTGGATTAGAAATAAAAGAATCACCAAGAAACTCTAAGTCGTCTCGACTTGAAACTATGCAACCATGGTTTGCAAAAGGCAAGTTTTTTATGGATAAGAATATGCAGGCTTTACATGATGAGCTGTTGATGTATCCAAGAGGAAAACATGATGATTTGCTCGATGGTCTGTATTATGCGACTAAAAAGATATACCCTCCTAGTCATAATAGCGAAGAAAATGATGAGAAACCAGTCAGAAATCCTCTGTTAAGAGACGGATTAGACTGGATGACTGCTTAAATTTAAAAATAAATATAAAAATATTGGAACTTTACTTGCATAAGTGTCTTAACTTATGTTAAGTTATAGGGATTAGTTAAAGTAGAACTTTATATGCCAGAGATACCAGAACAAGTAAAATTAACACAAGAATTAATACAGGAGTACTCATCAGCTAGGGCTGGATGGGCTACACAAGCTGTAGAAGATAAAGAATTTCGCAACGGGGACCAATGGTCTAGAGAGCAGAAAGCAAAGCTCAAAGCCCGTGCACAAGACCCAATAGTCGTCAATGTACTACATTCAGCAGTAGAGCAGGCAAAGGCTCTACTTACTTCTAATTCCCCTAGATTCCAATCCACAGCACGTGAAGATAGTGATGTAAAGACAGGTCGGATATTCTCAGACCTTATGTCTTGGATTTGGGACAACTCTAATGGCAACTCCGTACTTAAGCAAGTCATTGACGACTATTATATTATGGGCATGGGGGCGATGTATGCGTATTTCGACCCTAATGCAGATTTTGGAAAGGGTGAGATATTTTTAAAGTCTATAAACCCTTTAGATGTTTATATAGACCCAGCATCTCAAGACCCATGGTGTAGAGATGCTTCTAATATAATTGTAGGTAAAAAGGTCATGGAGTCTCAGCTTCTAGATTTATACCCTCAATTTGAAGAGATAATACTTCAAGCTACTGAAACTAATTACTTGTCATCTACTCCTACTAGTAGAGAGAGTAATACAGACAACAAGATACTACCTGTAAGTAGAAATGGTGTACGTTCAGCAGATGAAGATAGAGAATTAGAGATATTAGAAAAATATACAAAGATTAAGATTCCATACATACGAGTATTCGATAAACATGCAAATGATGAAAGAATACTAAATGAAGAGCAATTCCAAGAGTATGTAATGGAAGAAGCATTTTTAAGCATAACAGCACAAGGTCAGAGTTTTATTACTGAAGAAGGTGCTGTAGCTCAAGCAAAGCAGATGCATGAACAGTTTGATGGTAAGTTCCATATGATGCAAGACCCTATGACAGGGCAAGCTGTTCCTATGAAAGGTGATGAACATCAAGGTTCTATTCCTGGTTCTACAGTAGAGTTAATCCCTCTTACTAAAGCTGAAATGATTGAAGATGGTGAAATTGAAGTTCACAATATTACTAGAAATCATATCAGTCAAACCTTATGCGTAGGAAATCAGTTATTGTTTGATGCTGTTATGCCTGTAGATAATTATCCTATTGTCCCATTTATGAATGGACATAATAGAAATCCTTATCCAAATAGTGATGTTAGATTGGTAAAAGGATTACAGCAATATATCAACAAGTTACGGAGTCTGATAATTGCTCATGCGTCAACATCTACTAACACGAAGTTACTAATCCCTCGTGGTTCGATGAACAAACAACAGCTGGAAAATGAGTGGGGTAGGGCAGGTACTGCTGTAATAGAGTATGACCCAGAATTAGGGCAACCTATAGTTGCAGGTCCTGTACCACTACCTAACGAACTCTATAAAAATGAAGCTGATGCTAAAGCTGACATCGAGCAAATTTTGGGAATATACGCTTTAATGCAAGGCGACCAAGGTTCAGCACCCCAGACATATAAAGGCACAGTCGCACTTGATGAATTTGGCCAAAGGCGTATAAGGTCCAAAAAAGATGATATTGAGGCTAGCCTAAACCAGATGGCGAAGGTTATCGTCAATATGATTCAATATGGATACACAGACCAAAAGGTTATTAGACTCCTTCAACCTAACAATACCATAGCAGAAGAAACAATAAATCAACCAATATATCACGAACTGACAGGAGAGTTTCTAGGGAAACTCAATGATGTAACTGTAGGGGCGTATGATGTAGTGGTAGTTTCTGGCTCAACCTTACCTAACAATAGATGGGCAAGGTTTGAATATTATAAAGAATTATTCTCTATGGGTGTTATTGACCAAGTTGAACTATTAAAGCAAACAGATGTAGCAGATATGGAAGGAGTATTAGCACGTGCAGGCAGAGAATCCCAAATGCAAGGCGAAATTCAAGGACTTCAAGAAGAAGTTAAAAAACTTAAAGGGGATTTACAGACAGCACAAAGAGAATCTCTCCATGATAGGAAACGTGTTGAACTTAAAGAATTTGAAGTAAAATTGGCAAAAGCAGAGGCGAAAGCTGAAATGGCTTCCCAACTCTATAAGTCAAGAGCAGGTGATGAGCTTGCTAAACTCAAAGAGGCGGTATCAGATATTGAAGATGATACTCAAACTGAACTGTCTAAACGTAATAAAAAGATAATCGGAATCGAGGAGTAATGCTGATAATAACAATTATTCCAAGAAGAAGGAGTAAATGATGGATGACATCATAAAAGTACAAAATGCAAATGATGCACCTGTTGAAAACGTACAGATGCCTACTGAAAATGCAGGTATAGGCGTGCCCACAGGGGTGGAAAACGGGTTTTTTCCACAAGGTGCTGATGTAACTAATCCTGGTGATATGAACCAAGGATTACCTACTGGTCAAACTTCTCCTGTTGAGACCCCTCAAGGTGAGGAAATTAACATGGGCGAAGGATTACCAGAAGAAAACCCTGTAGGAGCAAAAGAAGACCCTAGTCGTATGCAATACTGGCAATCTCAAGCAGACAAGGCAAAGCATGACAACTTTAAACTTCAACAAGAATTAGAGTATTATCAGAATACTTTAGGACCTATTGCAGGTGCTATTCAAGAACATCCTGATATACTCGATACTTTGGAGCAAAGAGTCGGCTCTAGTGGACAATACCAAGGTTCTCCTACCCAAGGAAATCAAGGTATGTCACTAAAGACACCTGAACAGCCACAGAAACCAGATTCTTACAACGAGGTCGATGCGTTTAATGACCCCGAGAGTAAATCATGGGAATATAGAAAAGCTAAAGAAAAGTATACTGAAGATATGTTAGGCTATTATGCTAATGTTGAAGAGGTTAGGCAACAACAACAACAACTTGCCTATCAACAACAACAAGAGCAAATGGTAGTCAATCAAGCTCATGGATATGCTATAAATAACTTTGGATGGGATGCACAGAAATCAGCGGACTTTGTTCGATGGTCTCAGAATCCTTCTAATGTTACTATGGAACATTTAGCTAAGATATATGAAATGACACACTCTCCCAATCCAGAGCAAGTGCAGGCACAACAAAAAGCTGTTCAAATGCAACAGCAAAAACAAAGAATGAATGTACCTCAATCAGCGACTGTAAACACAGGGAAACCTGCCGAGACGTTGAATGATGAACAGGCATTTAGTGCAGCACTTCTTAATCGAAGGAGATAAAAATGGCTAAAGACTTATATAGTGGCGGAGCCAGCGGTGTCCTTTATACAGATAGACGTGATTTCTACATCGACCCACAAGTTGTTAAAGAACTGTGGACCGACGTAGCTCCATTCACAACACTTATCTCAAATAAAGAGACACGACAAGTAAATGACCCATTGTTTAAAATGTTTGAACATAGAAATCCATGGGTAAAACAATCAGTAACAGTAGACGATGCAGCAGGTGTTGTTGTGCCTAATGATGACTATGGTATTGCAGTAACTGTTGACGGGATAGCAAATCTCGCAGGAACACCAGACAATTCCTATCTAGGCTTAGTTTTTGAAGCGTATGATATAGGTGTTATGGTATGTACTGCTGTAAGTGGTAACGACCTTACAATGAAGGCGTTAGATAGTGGCTTTACACTACCTGATGATACTGTATTAAATGTAATCGGTTCAGCATTCGGTGAAGGTAGTTACTCGCCTGACGCTTGGGCTGACGAACTTGAAGTAGTGTATAACTCTGCACAAATCTTCAAGACTCCTGTTGAAGTAACAGGTACATTATTACAAGCAGCACTACGAGGCGAATCTTCTGAATTAGCACGATTACGTGAACAGAAGAACCAAGAACATAAAATGCAGAAAGAAAAAGCATTTTTGTTTGGTAAACGTTTTGGTGGTACTAATCTAGGTGGTACTGATGGTGCATTGTCAGATGGCGGTAGAAGTGACGCAGATGGTCGTAAAATCAGAACTACTTATGGTATAGTAAGTGCTATTGAAGAATACGGTGCAGGCTCAGGCGACAACCAATCTGTATTTACCATTTCAGAGGCAACTTACAAATATGAAGATTTTGTGGATGACATGGAAAAAGTATTCCAATACGTTCCAGAATCTGGTGTTAAGCGTGCTTTCTGTGGTGCAGGTGCTTTAGGTTACTGGTCTAAAATGGCTGGTGCTACTGGTATTGCTGGATTGTCAGGATGGACAGTTAACTTAGGTGATATGAAGCGTGACTCTTTAGGTTTTAATTATAAAGTCTTAGAAACACCTCATGGTATCTTACAGTTGATTCCTACTCCTGCATTGAGAGGCGAATACAACAAACACATGTTGGTTGTTGATGATGCTAACTTATTCCATGCACAGTATCGTTCACCAATGTATCAAACTAATATCAAAACTGATAATGGTTACGATGGTGTTAAAGACCAATACTTCTCAGATGAGGGTGTTGGTGTTCAGTTAATCGAATCACACAATCTGTTTAAAATAGCAGACTAGAGGAGATTAAATAGTTTAATGGGGGTAGCCGAAACTACCCCCTATAACTTTAAAAATTTATGCAAATCATAACAGAACAAATATATGATATAATAGGCCCTTTAGGAACATTTGCTGGCAACAATGTAAACAGTAGTTCTATAAGTGATTGGGTTAATGTATCAGCAAAGACAGTAACAGATATGTTGCCTAATGCTGTATTATTACCTTACTTGCAATCAGTAACTACTACTGGTAATGTATATGATGATGTCTATAATAAACGTATTGTAAGGGTTATTCAAGATGGAGTTATTGCAGAATCAAAAGATGTAGGTCTTGAGTCTAAGATAGTAGATTCCGACTCTATACATTACGCAGATGCTACATCTCCAGTTTATGTGATTGCTAGTAACGGTGATTTAAAGACCTATCCTACAGGAGCAGGGGAAGCTACTATTGATTATGTTGGCTATCCAGAGGTAAATATATATTCCTCTAGTATTCCATTCTTTCCTGAATCAGCTACTTATGCTGTTATACTAGGTGCATGTGTTTATGGATTGCAGAATATAGTTAATTACCTGATACATGATGACCAAGATTTAGAGTTAATCCAGTCCACGCAAGTAGAACTCCAAAGTTTACAGGCTTTATATCAAGCAGAATTACAAAGGTTGGTATCATGAAGTTAAAAGAAATGCTGGAAATATTAAAAGAATCCCATCCTGATGTTTCAAGTAATTTACTTATTAAGATGTTAAATAGAGCATCAGATGATTTTTGCAGACGTACTGAAATTTTAGAATCTACATTCACTGCCAATACGATAGCCGACCAAAGATATTACGAGCTTGACCCTTCTATTGTTAAGATAATAGATATAGATATTGAGAATGAATCAGCAGACGAATTAGCAGGGAGACCGCATGAAAGGGATATATCATGACGAAGCATTCTTTAGGATATGTGTGGTGGGTTGAAAGAAATAAATTAGGTGTTGCTACTACAGATAATGGTAGCAATTTTACATCTCCTACAACAAACGACCATGAAATGCGTATATGGGCGAGTAAACTAGGAGACCATTTCACTATAGGTGCAGGTATAAATACTGCTGAAGAAAGTGAATTGCCAGCAATGTTTCATGAAGGTTTAATTGCAAAAGTAAATGAATCAGTTTATGAAAAGAATCCTGAGACTTTAGGATTAGCACAATACTGGCGTAACAAGTATGACGATTTTATTATAGAAGCAAAGAGATATGCTAACACAAGAGTAAAAGGATATAATTTAAAAGGAGAGGAATTTTAGATGGCAAAGAATTTACATAAATACACAGTACAAGAGACACAAAATATAGCTTTAGGGCAAGTAGGTTCAGTTTTTATAGATGATACAGCGCAACATACAGGTGATTTTGTTGCTATAACAGCAATAGAAGATTCAGTTGTAGATGTTAGTCGTTGTACTAATATAGCAGAGACCATGGAGGATGCTGATGTTGATTTTACTATACCAGCAGGACTCACAATATTTGGTAGATTTAGTGTATTTTGTCTTACTTCTGGTAAAGTTATAGCATATTTTGGTTAAGTAATGTTAGGTTTAGGACTTTCATTAAATAAGGCTAACACACCTTCTGCTGCTTATTCCAACACCTATTCACTTGAATTAGATGGGGTAAATGATTATTCAGCAAATACAAATCCAATAGATATAGGTGGAAACCAAATAACATCATTTATGTGGTTAAAACCAGGCACTATGTCAATAACAACTGGTTTATATAACCTTGATGATTTCGCTGGATTGGCGTTTTTTAAATTTTTTACGATGTACCAATTATATCTATATCATGGTCAAGGGACATATTCACGTTGGGATAATTGTGTTATTCCAGATGGTTCTTGGACTAATCTCGTTATATATTATGACAGGACAAATCCTGCTAATGATAAGCTATGGAAAAATGGAATAAACCAGGGGCCTCCAGACAATATAACAGGAACTACTTATGGGACGGAATCAGTTAATGTAGAGCTTGGTCAGATGATTGGGTGGACTAATTTTGATGGAAAGATTGATGAATTTGCTATCTTTGAAGGTGATGTATCCTCTTCACTCGCTACATTGGTAGGCGATAATTGGAACTCATCTTTTGATTTATCTTCTGAAAGTCCTAAACATTGGTGGAGAATGGGGGACTCTGATGGAGGTGCGGGTAGTACAATTACTAATGATGGTTCTGAATCTGTAACACAAACTCTTTATGCAGGGGCATCTATTGTTGAGGATAGTTTTTAATGAAGGATAGAAGATATATATTAGTGCGCAAATCAGAATTAGACAATATAATGGTTGATGCTCGTATTAAATACACTAATCAACCTCTTATTAAATATTCTTATAATGATTTTACTATAATGGCTTATCAGTCAAAGCATAAACCTTCAGCATATAGTAAATATAAAGGATATACAGCAACAGAGATAAGAGAAATTATAGATACTCAAAGTTTTAAAGACCCTGGAATTTTTAGTGATGAAGTATTTGGGTCTATACCTGACACTAGAGTTCCAAGTGATAGAAAGGTGAGATAGTGTCTAAATTAAGCAAAATGGATAACACAATTAATTGGAATGAGTTAGATTACTAATGCCTTGGCAAGAAGAAAATAGTAATACAGTTAATTGGAGTCAATGGGATGTTGATACTGAATACGCAGACACGATTACTGATATAGTATGTGACACTTTTTCTTTAGTTTATAGAGGTATGACAGGGAGAATAATGCGAAATATAGTTATAACTGAAAATTTTAACTTAGAAAACTTAAATCATACTATTGTAAGCATTGAAGAAGATACTCATAATAGTATAGAGTGGGAAGAATAAATGCCGAATACAAGAGCAGCAAGTACTGTACAATTAACTTTTTCAAATGGAAATACATCATCTATAGGTGTTGATGATAGTGGAGCTGTAGATACATGGTCAACAAATTATGATGGTTTTACAGGTGGCTCAGATGATATTACATGGGTGAAAGCAAAATCTATAGCTGATGATGGGGATGAGCAGTCGACTGAAGAACAACAAATTTTCTTATATCATCCAGATTTAGAGAATACATCAACAGCAGTATTAATTTGGTCTATATCAGGGAATGCAAGGGAGGATAATAGGTTACATGTAGGAATAAACTTCCCTAATGTATATTACTCAGAAGATGTATATACAAATCCTACCACCGCTGGAGATGGTCGTGATAAAATAGGGTTATATGGAGTAAATCGTTGTGAATTATGGTTGGACTTTTATGATAGCAGTGATAACTCAACTGCAACTAAACATTTAGGTGTTTTTACTTTCAACACTAAAGAGCAAGATGATTATTCTAGTAGATTTGAAGTCAGAACATATTCTGTGGCAGAAAATGGAGGCCTGTCTGATTTTATATGGTTTGATGTAACAGAGAGTGAAATACCTTTAGGTTCAGAGGGATACGCAAAGTTAAGGATAAAATGGTCTGTTAACCATTATGATAATAATTGGAGTAACCCTACTGAATTTTGGAGCGACGAACACACTTCAAGTAGTCAGAAGACATGGAATTTTAATAATCCTGATGTATTAGAAGTAACATCTCATAACGAAGATGGTGATATTATAGCCTCTGGTGGAGTAGGTGGAACACAATATGGCGGTCATATTAGCGGCACAATTACAGAACAAGAAAGTACATAGGAGAGGAAATGGCAATAGAAAGTATAGAAATAAGAGATTCAGCAGCAACACCTTTAGTCTTAGACACAATAACGGTAGCTGCTAATGATATAGGAAGTGGTGGCAGTGAAACAGCAGATGGTTCATATATAAACACAACTACAAATACATGGAAAAGTGCAGCTCCAATAAATTTAGCCAACCCTAGCTTGATACTTCCGTTAAGAGTTGTAAGTATCATGGATTCTGGGATAACTAGTGAAGATACGGCAACAAGCGAGCTTGTTTATCTATATCCTCCTGGAGATGTAAAGCTATCTACTATAGTTTGGTATGAAGACAAGAGTGACGCTGACGACCCTTCGGACCATTGGGATGATTCTGATTATGAAACATATTCAGGGATTAATAATGATATTGCGGAAATTCCTACTAATAGATTTTATATGCAAAACATTGCTTTTATTCCTTCTATTGGTGAGGCAGGTGCTTGGAATTTTGATATATTGGGTTCCCATATGCAAAACTTTAATCTTGAGATAACAGACACAGATGACGCAACTAATAATGTTATTGTAAATATACCTATTACTCAAAAGTTTATAATGTCAGGAAATGAATCTGACGCAGGTTATAAAGAGTTTCCAATAACCTTTAATCCAGGATGGGGAACTTACGAATTATATACTGCATTAGAGTATGGAGATTTGCCGATAGTTTTTGGAGCAGAAAGTGATTTCTGGCACATTAATGCTGATGCTTCATTACATTTACAGTTCGCTGGTGGATTATTCGTATCAGATGTAGTAGAAATAGATTTAGACTTCTTAGGTTTGCAGGCCAATAATAGTGATACAAATAAAACTTTCAACCTAGGATTAGGGTGGAGAGACGATGGATTAGGTGTAGCTCAAGGCTATAGTTTAGCGACAGATAGTTCTTTTACAGATTCAGGTTTAACATTATCTTGTGATTTAAGTTCTCCAGGTGCTGCGACAATAACTACTCCTAATAATTATGTAATTGTCCCTGGAACAAACGTAACTATAGGTGGCGAGATTGTTTATTAAGCATGCCAATAGGATATGTAAAAATAGAATCACAGCAAGGATGGGGGTCACCTACCTCGTGGTCAACAAAAGGGTATGATGTGATTTGGAGTGCAAACTTTCCATTAAATGATAGTTGGGAGACAACAATCTCTCCTAGTGTAGGTTTATATAATTATAAAGCAACATTCTATCGGCCTTCTTTGGGCTGGGTAAGCGCTCCCTCTTATGTTAAAATAGTAAAAGGGAAAAGCGATATAGAAATATTAAACGGAACAATCCATTACGGGGATACTATTAATTTTGAAATGCATGCTCAGTATTTCACAGAAAGAATAAACTATTGCACTTTAGTAGTTACGACAACAGGTGGAACAGTAATTTACTCTAGCAATATATCTCCAGATACAACAGAGTTACTAGATGCGTATTATTCTAAAAACCTAAATTCAACTTTAATATCTAATGTTTCAGGAGCAACAAGAAAAGTTAAATTTATAATGACATCTCTTGATACAGATGATACTGGTACCCCTATAGAGATAGAATCTGAAAACATTACACTTACTGTCATAGGAGAGGCGTAATGGAAAAATTAAGTACATATGAAAGAGAATGCAAGGCAATGAGAGAAGATATGCACGATAAACTTAAAGTCATTCATAAACGAACTGACGAGATATTAGAACAAGTTAAATTAACTAACGGACGAGTTTCTAACCTAGAGTCTTGGAAAGACCAGTTTATGGGAGGTTTGAAAGTAGCTTTTACAATATCTGCTTTACTTGCTTTCTTTCTAAAAATGGGTTGGTTAAATATAGGATAGGAGATAAGATGGGAAACGCAATAGCAGCTGTTGGTACAGCAATAATTAAAGGTGTATTGTCAGAGAAGGTTATTAAAGCAATCCTTATTAAGCTAGGTGATTACTTTATAGCTAAGAGTTCTAACAAACTTGATGATACCTTATGGGATGAAGTTAAGAAAGCATTGAAGTAGTGCCTCTTAAACTTACAGAGAATTTTTACGAGTCTGAATTTGTCTGTCCTTGTTGTAATAAACAAGAGATGGACAAAACATTTATGATAGAACTACAGAAGATTCGTAATGATTATGGTTATCCTATGGTCCCTAATTCTGGATGGAGATGTGAGAAGCATAATGCTGAAGTATCTTCAAATTCAGCAGGAGACCATCCTAGAGGATTAGCAGTTGATATTAAAGTTAAGAGTAGATATTTCAGAGCTAAACTACTCAAGGCTTTATTAAACAATGACTACTTTAAAGATTTAGCGATTGGTGATACTTTTATACATATAGGTAAAGGTAAAACTAATCAAGGAATAGGAGTATATTAATGTACTACTATAGCTCTTTTACATATTTTGTTAACTATTGGGAGTCTGATTACTCTTGGAATTATCCAAAAGAGCAGTCGTAATACCTGACCAACACTTCCCCATTCACGACCAAACAGCTCTGAATGTGGTATTGAAAGGAATAAAGAGGATTAAGCCAGATATCTTTATTAACCTTGGTGATGTAGGGGAGTGGGAAACGGTGAGCGCATGGAGGTATAAAGGCAAGAAATTACCTCCATTAGAATATCAGATACCTTTAATTGACTCAGAGATTGAAAAGGTCAACGAAGGCATAGACCAGATTGATACTGTACTTGATGAAGTGAAATGCAAGAAGCGTTACATCTGTGCAGGTAATCATGATGAGTGGTTAGATGCATTCGTTGAGAGATACCCTTACATGGACGAATATACCTTCAAGAAGGCATGTAAATGGAAAGAACGTGGTTACAAGTACCTTAGTTACAATGAGCCTCTTAAAATAGGAAAATTAACGTTTATACATGGTGCTTATGCTACTACATACCATGCTAAGAAGCATTTGGAATGTTACGGAGAGAATATTATATATGGACACGTACACGATTTCCAGAGGCATACACTTACTAAACTTGGTGGTACAATCGGGGCTTGGTCTTTAGGTTGTTTAAAAGATATGAGTCGTGAAAAGAATAAATGGTTAAGGGGTAGATTGCATAACTGGAATCATGGTTTTGCAATAATAGATTGGTTTAAGAACGGAACTTTCAAAGTGGAAGTTGTTGAAATAATAAAAGGTCGCACCACATTGTGGGGTGATGTAATAGAAGGATAAATGATATGAGTTTTTGGGACATTATAAAAGATAAAATGACAGACGATAAAGGTTTGTTTCAGGGTGGTAAAGAAGGTCGTATGTTCGGCAGGGTTAAAGATAGTGCAGATGAACTAGAACAGGAAAGAGCACAACAAGTATTTAATGATAACTCTTTTTGGAATCAGAAGTATCAAGATAGAGGTGATGACACCTCTTTAGCAATGCAAAAGAGCATGAACGAGAATGCTTCACCAGAGGAAGCTGCTTTTGGTGTTAATATATTAAAGCAACAGATTGACCCTCAAAATAAAGCACAAGTAATGCAATTACAAAACTATTTGAATAAGGCTGGCTTTTCAGATTATGATGGGAGTGAGTTAGGTGTTGATGGTGCTTTCGGTTATAAGACAGAATCTGCTTTACGTAAAGCTCAAGGTAAATATAGCGATGAGGATTACATAGCTCATAAAGCTAAAGATAGTTTTGGTTTTGGACAACCTAAATCAAATAGAGGTCCTATTGCACCAGAAATGGCACAAGGTGAAGGTGGAGCACCTGCGTATCTTAACAATCCAACTGAAGATACTTATGTAGGTCGTAACCCCTCAACTGCTTTTGGGCCACAGCCTACTCGACAAGACTTTTAGGAGAAAAAAATGGGAACATTTAAAAGTATAATTACAAGCACAGGAAGTACAGATAAGGCTAATCGCAGCTTGAATGTCACACGTACTGCTGAGATATCTGAAATATTTGATTCAGAAGTTAAATTAGGCCCAAGTGATTCCTTTGATGATGTATTGTTATTTGCCAGTGAAGGCACATTAGGGGCAAGCCCTTCTAATCCGAAGCAAATATTAATACAGAATGCAAGTGGTTCTGGAGCTATAGAAGTTGCTTTAAAATATAATCAACATAGCTATACTACCGATATAGGTGAAGCAACTTTCTATCTACATTACATATTAGCTCCTGATGAAATTATATCACTACCAAATGTTAGAGGTCTTCTTTATGATGAAAAAACCTCTGGGGGTAATGCTAATAGACAAGCATTTGCAAAGGTTACTGTAGGTACAGAAAGTACTTATGGTGCTACTACAACAGATGGTGAAGGTAGATGGGATAGTACAGATTTAACTATATCTTGTGGTGGGACTGACACTGGTGGCATAGTTCCTGGGAGTTTAAGAGTGTTATTCTATAAAGCAGGATACCAAGGTTTTGGGTATATAGCTAATAAACAGCCAGCACAAACCAGTAAAACAGATACTGGATTAACTGCAAGTACAACATATGGTTTATCTATTGATGTAGATGGAGGAGGCCCAACAGATGTAAGTTTTACTACTGACGCTACTGATGTAACTTGGGGTTCTCCTACTTCTGGTAATGGAGTGTTAGCTAAAATTCACGATGCGATTGAAGCTCTTGATTTAAGATGCAGTATTGATATAGGTTCAGATGGTGATATAATTGTTACTTCAGACTTAAAGGATACTGGAAGTACTATTGCTTTAGATGACCCAACAGCTGGAACATCTATATTTGATAGTGGTACAATCCCTGATGAAACAGAACTTGCTCCAGCAGTAGGTACAGCAACTGATAATGATAATATTGCATGGGATAATGGAGATAAAACTATAACACGTGAAGCAGGTGGTACTGGCACCATATCTTCTTACGATGCAGGTGAATTAGGTATTGCATTGGAAGGTATGCCTGTAAATTCTGGTATGGAATTTGCATGGAATTTTGACTCCTCGCACTCAGGAAATGTACTGGTAGACCATCTCGACCACTTTGGTAATTCATTGGAAGGTATTTATGCACGTAGTATACCTACTGGTACAGCATCAGGTAACGCAGGTCCTGGGAATTTAGTAGGGGAAACTGTAGCAACTGTTAGAGTATTGGCTTTTGAATAGTGCCTAAAGAGTTAAAAGAAATAAGAACATTTCAAGGAGGTGTAATCTTTAATGCTGATGAAGCAGATATTCCAGATGAACATCCTTCTTATGCTATTAATATAGATAGTAGAGCACCTTCTGGGACTCTTCAAGGTATAGAGGCAGATAAACATATATACCAAGGTACAGCTAATTTAGATTCTATATATGCATTTGAAGATAAAGGAATTAAGTATCTTTTAGCTTTAGATAAAAAAGGAAACAATGCTACAGCTTCTTTGGTTATTTTAAAGAATTGGCAAGATAATGTTAACAATTCTAATGCTATTGCTAATCAACAACCTATTTCGGAGAATATTACAAATTGATTCGATTACATCCATATTTTGATGATGGTCCAACTGGTGAAGATGGAAATGGTGGTGGTAACATTGGTCCTGGAGGCTCTGGTGGAGGGATAACTCCTGGTGGTGGTACTGGTGGTGGTGGCACTCCTCCTATAGTTGAATATCAGTATGAAGTTCATGGTTTCTCCTGTTTAGAAACAGCACATGTCGATAACGGGTCTATGTTTAATTTCTTCTATTACAATAGAGACCATCCTGAATGGGGAGATTCAACATGGTCTTTAGAAGGAGACGAAAGCACAGGATATATCAGTAAGTTTAGAGGAGGGTATGCGAATCCTTGGTCGACATGGGAGCATCTTGTAGAGTCTACTTATTTATCGGCTCAAAACGCACTGAATCCATGGTCTGGCGTAGCAGGAGACCTTTCTATTGCAGATATAAGTAGTGCTACTTTTGACTTAAATTTTAGAGCTTTACCTATGGCGTATTATACGCAAGGAAGTAACTATTCAGATGCCTCATCAGCAAGTGAACCTTTTGGGGCTGTCGGCACATATCTACATGTAGCAAAAAGAATAAATACTAATGTTTATGAAATCATAGCAACAACTGATGAAACAGCAAATGTAACACAACTTACAGGGGGATTCAGCTATGAACAACTGTCAATAGACTATAATGCATTTCTAGGTAGTGCTGTTTTTATTTTTGCAGGACCTCGATTAAATGATTTAGAAATGTCTGCTACAAATACTGTACAATTAGGTTTAGATACAAATGGTATACAACTACCCTTTGGACTTGGAAATCAAACAGTATTATTTAGAGAGCATGTTTATAGTACTGGTTCTGCTTCTGCAAATGCAATGGGATTTGCTATGTTTGCATGGAGGATAGGATATTTTAGTACTGAAGAATTACAGGTATATGCAGGTGTAGAAGGTGAAGATACAATATTTAATGAAATCTTAAATATTGATACTCCAGGTTGGACTAAATTTGCAGACTTAAGCCAAAACACTTTAGACTTTTGGATTTCGCAAGATACTTATAGTGCTCTACTTGGCAATGTAACCTTTGATATAGAAATTTCTAATTACACTGATTATGGCGTATTTGAAGATACAACGTCTTACGCATGTACTGTAGATAATTTAGGTGTTGCTACATCAGAATTAGCTGATGTAGAGTTTGATGTAACAGCATGGGTAGAGGGTGTCCCCGACGAGATAGATTATGCAGATATTAAAATTAGTATTCCTATAGGATACCTCGTAGATGGAAGGGTAGCACGTATAAAGAATGTAACATTAACATCTCTTTTTTCAGGATTAAGTGCTTCTCCTGTAGAGGCTTGCCCTTATGTTTATTCAATGGATTACTATCCAACACTTTCTATTGAAGGAGTAACAGAATTAACTACAGGCCCTAAAGAAGTAACAGGTATTATAGATGGTAGAGGTGCAATACGTGCACTATTTACAGGAAATTTTAACCAAGGTGCTGTAGCTACATTAAATCCATTTCTTACTAGTCAAGCAGTCCCATATACTTTAACGTATGTTGAAAAAGAAGAGGGGCTTTATAGTATGAATATGTCAGTTAAAAACGCCCTATTAGAAGACTTACCTTCTATTACACATGATTATTATGTATCTAGAGACTATTTCTCATTCGATGTTCAATACGAAGATTTAAACGGGGCTAAAGATATTCCTATAGATAGTGTTATAGATTATAATGCTAAAGCTGGAAAAGTTTACATAGGAACTGGAGAAACTCATAACAGAGTTTTATCTAACATTGATTATAAAGACAGACCTGATAAAGATGACCTATTTGCCTTAAGTGGTGATGAAGAATGGAAAATCTTTAAAGATAAACTAGTATCTCCAGACTTAGAAGATATAGCATTTTCCTTTACACATAGTGTGCTTATTCATACTGGTAGTGCTGATTTCCTTTTATATGGGATTGTAGCAGGGACTACACGTTTATATAAAATTACTACAAGTGGGACTAATGCCACTTGTGAAAGATTTGAATTATCTGTACCCACAGTTGCAATGATTCATAGTGTTTCCGACCCAAGCAATATAATTATAGCTCATAGTGAAAATCATATGGATGTAGGTATCACATCTGACGCTAAAGTTCCATTTCTTGAAGAGTATCTTATATCCGATTTAATACAAGACTTTCCACAGAGCACCCCTTATACTACAGCTGTTGATTCTGGTGTAGATTTAACTATGGGTTTAATCCCAGATGATGATGGTAATTCTCGTAGTCCTGG